GCAACACGCAAACGATGGTTTAATAGTTGCAGATAGTGCTGAACCAAGATTAATTAGCGAACTATCTACATTAGGTTTAAATATAGTTCCTGCAATTAAAGGACCTGATTCTGTTACATATGGTATTAGTGTATTACAAGATTATGATTTGATTGTATCACCTGAATCAATAAACTTAATTAGAGAATTAAATAACTATTGTTGGTTAGAAAAAAGGTCAAAAACTCCAATTGATGCCCACAACCATTTACTTGACCCATTGCGTTACGCTGTTACATATCAATTAGGCAATTCTAACAAAGGTAACTATTTTATATACTAATGACTTACGGACAAATAATAGCTACAATACAATGTTACATACATCACACAACAGGTAAAGAAGTTCAAATAAACTTACCACGTAATATAGGTGAAATTAAAAAGATGCAACAAATGTATGCTATAGCTTCGGAACATTTAAAAAGTTAAATATTTGTTAATTGTAACATATTTAAAACATAATTGTTACATTTGCGTATAATTTAAAACAAACAAAATGGAAAAGATTAAAGAATTTGTAAGCTATTGCGATATAGAATTTGAAGTAGATGGATATTATTGTAAAGGTTCTGATTATGATAATTCAGGTAGTACTATTGAAGATGCTGCAATATTTATAGAAGGTATTGATGTGTATCAAATATTATCTACAAAAATATGGAATGATATAATTGCTTTAGCAATACAACAAATAGAAGATTAAGTTAGGTTAAATTTGGTTAAAGAGGTACATAGAAATATGTGCCTTTTTTTATTTTTAATAGCTTCGCTATTTAGTTTAATACAATTTGAACAAATAGTTATTAATATAAAAAACAATAATATGAAATTAGAGATTAGCATACCAACGGAATTAAAAGAAATTAAGTTATCACAATATCAGGCTTTTTTAAAGATAGCTAAAGATAATGAAGATATGGAATTCTTGAATCAGAAAATGGTTCAAACGTTTTGTGGTATAGATTTAAAAGATGTAGCAGAAATTAGATTTAAGGATGTATTAGAAATAACTGCATCACTTGGTAAAATGTTCGATGTTAAATCACATAGGTTTATAAATAGATTTAAACTTGCAGGAGTTGAATTTGGTTTTATTCCTGATTTAGAAGATATGTCCTTTGGTGAATATACAGATTTAGATTCATACATAGGTGATTGGGACAATATGCACAAAGCAATGGCAGTATTATATAGACCAATTACAAAGAAGGGAATAAACGATACATACGAAATAGAAAAGTATAATGGTTCTATAACATATAGTGATGTAATGAAACACGCACCTTTGGATGTTGTATTTGGTGCTAATGTTTTTTTTTACAATTTAGGGAACGACTTATTGAAAAGTACGATGACTTATTTGGAGAACAACACGGAGATACAGACTATTCTGCAACAGCACAATTTGGAAAAAGATGGGGTTGGTATTCATCAATCTATGCAATCAGTCAGGGAGACCTTACAAGATTTGATAAAGTCACCGAGTTACCGATTAACCAATGTTTAACATATTTGACATTTGAAAAACAAAAGAATAAAATAGAAGCTGATTTAATTAAAAAAAGATAATGAGTACATTTTACGAAATAACGCAAGTGATTAAGAATAAACTTCAAGAAGATTTATTTGTTAATACAGTAACTACAGGTGATATATTTAAAGTTGATTTAAACAAACAAACTATATTTCCATTAAGCCATATTATTATCAATTCAGTAGCCTATGCAGGACCTGTATTGAATTATAATATATCAATCCTATGTATGGATATTGTAGACGAAAGCAAGTCAAAGGTTACAGATATATTCTTGGGTAATGATAACGAACAAGATGTATTGAACACTCAATTAGCAGTAGCAAATAGATTTTTAGAAGTATTAAGTCGTGGAGCTTTATCTAATGATTATGAATTAGTAAATGATTCTGCAAACATTGAATTCTTTACAGAACGATTTGAGAATAAAATAGCAGGTGTTACAGTTACATTTGATATGGCTATTGAAAACGGAATGACAATATGTTAGAGGTTGAAGCAACTATTAAACGTTTTCGTGATTATGTAATACAACAATCAAGAAGCAACTTAACTAAAGGCGGAAAGAATAGCAGTAAAAGTTTATATAATAGTTTAAAAGGTGAAATAGTAACTGAAAAAGGATTTACTATTGTAGGCTTTAAAATGGATGATTATGGAACATTTGTAGATTTAGGAGTTCGAGGTAAATCAAGTTCGTTAAAAGCACCTAATAGTCCTTATAAGTTTGGTTCAGGTACAGGTAGAAAAGGTGGTTTAACAGAAGGTATAAATAAATGGGTTAAACAAAAAGGTTTTCAGTTTAGAGATAAACGAGGTAGATTTATGAGTTACGATTCAACAGCTTATTTAATTACACGTTCTATATTTCACAAAGGAATAAAACCTTCTTTATTTTTTACTAAACCATTTGAAGCAGGGTATAAGAAATATATAGATGTAGATTTAGTAAAAGCATTTGGTCAAGATGTAGAAACAATGGTAGATTATAATTTAAAAGATTAAAAATGAAAGTAGTAAAAGTTAGAAGTCCATTTATGATTCAAGTAAATGAATCTACACAAATAGGTAGCAAGATAGAATTATTTATTTGGCGTAATGGTGAAACAGAACCAACTGTACCAACATACACATTAAGCAAACCTATTCCAACTTCAAATCAAAGATTAACAAGTTACAATGTATCAAACTTTGTAAAAGAATATATAGAAAATATAGCGCCTACTTATGTTAATTATCCTGCTAATAATGAAACTAATAATAACTATGCGAGATTCAAAGTAAAACGTTATTGGAACAATGCAGGAGTTTATACTTTATTAGATACAATATCTTATGTAGGTATTAATGGCTATTCAGATTATATGGATGGCTTACAAGTAGCTACAGAAAAGAAAATTGAATTGTTATTTAACCCTACTATTCAAAACACATATCAAATTAAAACTACTTATTCACCTGATACAATACAATATTTAAATGTATTAATTGAATTAGATGATATTAACGATTCGTTTACAGTAGAATATAGCAGATTAAGTGGTGGATATACTGCTCCTGTTGTTTTTGATAGTTCAGTTGCAGGTATATTTTTATTCAAAATACCAATTACTTTAGCTAAAATAGATAACAACTTTATTAAAGGATGTAAAATTAAATTAACTCACTATAATGATGTACCTGATACTACAGTAATATTTGATAATATATTTACCTATCCAATAGAAGAGTGTAAATACACACCTGTATTATGTGATTTTATAAACTCGTATGGTGGATGGCAAACATTAACTTTGTACAAAGCACAAACAAATAGTGTGCAAGTTAAAAAAGAAAGTTATAAGCTAATGCCTGAAGCAGTTAATTACAATACGTTAAAAGGTCAAATGAAATCTTTTAATCACTCTGCAACAAAATCAATAAAAATTAATACAGGATTTGTAGATGAAAATTATTCTCAAGTACTTACTGATTTACTATTATCTGAAACTATTTTATTGGATAGAAAACCTGTTAAAATAAAAACAGAAAGTTTAGAACTTAAAAACGTTTTAAAAGACAAATTAATTAATTACGAATTAGATTTTGAATACGCTTACAACTCTTTAAACGATGTACTATGATTTTAAATTTAGCTTTATATTTAGAGAGCAATCAATATATAGATACTACACAAGATTTTCAAAATCAATTTATCACAAGAGTAAAAGCTGATAATGGAACATTTGAAAATTATAATTGTTTAAATACAACTTTACTTGGTTTAGGTGGTACTCAAAATTTTGCAAGTAAATATCAAAGAACAGATTTATTTGCTGATGAATCAATTTCTATTACACAAGTGATTCAGGATGTAAAAGATATATCTAAAATATTTACAGAATTTTCTAAAACGTTTACAATACCTGCAACAGCAGAAAACAATAAACTATTCAAACATTATTATAATTATGATATTGATGGTGGCTTTGATGCACGTATAAAAATAAACGCATACATAGAAATAGATGCAGTTAGGTTTAATACAGGTAAAGTAAAGCTCGAAGGGGTTGATTTAAAAGACAATAAACCTTATGCGTATAGAATTACATACTTTGGAAATACTGTTAACTTAAAAGACCTTATAGGTGAAGATAAATTAAACGCTTTAGATTTATCAACTTATAATTTAACATATAATAGTTCAAATGTATTAACATCACTACAAGCAAATCCAAATTCAGTTGATATAGTTGCGCCATTTATTTCACACACAAATAGATATTATTTTGATAGTAGTGGTGGACACGGAACTGACCAAAGAAATTTACATTATGACACAGGTAGTGGTCATCATCACGGATTGTTATGGAGTGATTTAAAGTACGCTATTCGTTTAAATAATATTATACAAGCAATTGCTACTAAATATGGTTTAACGTTTAGTACAGATTTTTTTAATAGTTCTAATTTAGATTACTATAATTTATTTTTATGGTTACATAGAAGTAAAGGTGATGTGCAAGGAGTAGATGCAGGAATTAGACCTCCAACATTAATTACAACTTGGTCTTTTGGAACTACACTATCTGTAGATACTGCATTTGATTCAGTTGCTGATGTAACTATAACTCCTGCTTCTGCAGGTGATTATAAATTTATTATTTATAGAAATGGTGCTTTATGGTATCAAAGTAATACATTAAATGGAACACAAACAAATTTAGCTATTGCTAACTTAACTGAAGTTGGAGATTACACATTTTACATACAAAGTCAAACTACACTTACTATTAACTCAGTTAGAATTAATTTAGGGTATTTAGCAGATGATGGAGCAGGTGGAACTGAAACAAGATATACTACTTATGATGCTTCAGTTTTTAATACAAACAATGCATTTATATTTGATATTGCACAACAAACTCCTGAAATAAAAGTAATAGACTTCTTAACAGGTATTTTTAAAATGTTTAATTTAACTGCTTATTTAGAAAATGGAATTGTAGTAGTAAAAACATTAAACGATTTTTATGCGACTTCTAATGTTTACGATATTACGGAATACATAACTACAGATACAAAATCTGTAAATGTTGCTTTACCATTCAAACAAGTTGAATTTGGTTATGAAGATACTAAACAACTTTTAGCTTTAAAACATAATCAACAATATAACTACGAATGGGGAACAGAATTGTTTAATGAATCATCTGAAATAGATGGTGAAATATACAAAGTAACTTTACCATTTTCACATTTTAAATATGAAAGATTATACGATATTAATGGTAACGTTTTAAAGAACATACAATGGGGTTATTCTGCAACTGATAATTTCAATGCAGCTACAGGTAACTATGAATCATCACTTTGTAAACCATTGTTGTTTTATCCAATATTGCAAACAGGTATTAGTATGTCATTTAGACCAACTACTTCTACACACGAACAAATTACTTCTTATATATTACCTTCTAATAGTAGAAGTTTAAGTTCAGGGACAAGCACAAGCAATATTAATTTTAAAGCTGAATTAAACGAATGGACAGGAACAAATAACTTTACAGGTACTTTATTTGATTTATATTATAAAGACTACATAATGAGTGTGTTCAATCCTAAAAATAGATTAACTACTTTAAAAGCATATTTGCCATTATCAGTTTTATTAAACTTTAAATTAAATGATAGAATGAAAATTGTAGATAGGTTATTTATAATTAATAAGATAACAACAAATTTAACAACCGGTGAAAGTACACTTGAATTATTGAATGAATTATGATAAAGAACATTTTAGAATTATTAGCACTTGAAAAACATTACGGACAAAGTGAAGTAATAGAAATAGCAAAAGGAAAATATAAATTAGTAACTTCTTGGAAACAAGGTTTTGAACAAGTAAAAAGACAATGGAAAATAAAGTAGTAAATTTAGAAATAAAATCAAATGTTGATGAATCTATTGCAGGTTTAAAAGCATTAAAAAGACAGTTAAAAGATACTGCTGCAGGTTCTGAAGAATTTAAAAGGATATATAATCAAATTGATGATTTAGAAGATAAGATTAAATCTGCTAAAAATACATCTTCTGATTGGGTAGATAGTTTAGAACAAGCAGGTGGTCCATTAGGAATGCTTGGTGCAGGAATTAATAGAGCAAAAGTTGCTACACAAACTTTTGGTGGTGCATTAAAAGCTACAGGTATTGGTTTAATAGTTTCTTTACTCGGTGGTTTAGTTGCAGCATTTTCTGAAAATGAAGGTGCTATGAAAAAAGTACAACCAATAATTGATGGTTTAAAGAAGGCTTTTCAAGGTGTATTTAGAGCAGTAGAACCATTATTTGATACATTTATAGATTTAGCTACAGATGCTTTACCATACGTTTCAAAAGGTATTAGTATGGTCTATTCTGCTATGATGGGTTACTTTACTTTCATAAAAGAATCAGGTGGTGGTGTAATGAAAATTCTAAAAGGTATTTTTACTTTAGATGCAGATGCAATTACAGCAGGTATAGACCAAGTAGGTGGTAGTTTTAAGAAAACACAAAATGCTTATACTGATAGTATGAAACGTTTTTCTGAAGGTTCAAAAGAACTTACTAAAACAGAAAAAGAAGAATTAGAAAAGCGTGAAGAAAATAGAAAAGCTGCATTAGCCAAAAAAGAAGAAAACGAACGTAAGGCAAAAGAAAAAGCTGAACAATTAGAAAAAGATAGGGTTGCTAAAATATTAGAACAACGTAAAAAAGATTTAGAGCCTGTAGAAAATGAATTAACTCCTGCTGCAAGAATTTCAGAAGCATCTTTAAAAGTAATAACTGCAAATCAAATAGCAGAAACTTTAGTAGCACAAGATAATTCTAAAAGAAGAATTGAAATTGCAAAATTAGAAACAGATGCTAAAATTGAACAAGCACAAAGGGCTGCAGCATTATTGACTAATATTTCTGATTTAATGGGTAGAGATACGGCAGCAGGTAAAGCAGCAGCAGTAGCAGCTACAATTATAAATACTTACGCAGCAGCACAAGCAGCCTTTTTAAATGCACAAAAGAATCCAATATCTATACTTGGTCCTGCCTATCCTTATATTTCTGCAGGTTTAGCTATTGCAGGTGGTTTAAAAAATGTACAAGCAATATTATCTGTTCCTACTCCAAGCGGTGGTGGTGGAGGTTCTGCTCCAAGTGGTTCTGCAGGTATGGGTTCAGGTCCATCTGCTCCACAATTTAACGTAGTTGGTTCAAGTTCAACAAGTCAATTAGCACAAACAATAGGAACACAACAAAACACTCCTGTACAAGCCTATGTAGTATCAAACGATGTTACAACTGCACAAGCATTGAATAGAAATATTATACGAGGTGCAAGTTTATAGTAATTAAAACAAAACAAAATTTAATTTATTTTAATAATATACATAAAAAAGATGAAAAATTTAGATACAATAGAATTATTTATTGATGAAACTGCTGAAAACGATGGGATTGAGGCATTAAGTTTAGTAAAATTTCCTGCAACAGAAGAAAATTGGGTTGCTTTAAATAATCATAGAATAGAATTTAAATCTATTGATGATGAAAAAAGAATTATTATAGGTTTAGCTTTAGTACCTGATAAATTAATTTACAGAAGAAATGGTGATTATGAATATAACATTAAATTTTCAAAAGAAACTGTAAAGAAAGCAGGTCAATTATATTTAAAAAAACTAAATAATAACAATGCTACATTAGAACATAAAACTGAAGTAGATGGAGTTTCTGTTGTTGAATCTTGGATAGTAGAAAATCCTAAAATGGATAAATCTGCTATTTATAATTTAAATGCTACAGAAGGTTCTTGGGCTGTTATTATGAGTATTGAAAACGATAAAGTTTGGAAAGAAATTAAAGATGGTACTTATTTAGGAATAAGTGTTGAAGGATATTTTAGTGATGAACAAAAATTATCTGCACAATCAGAACAAGATGAACTAATAAATAAAATTAAATCAATAATAATTAATGCTGAATCTAATAAATAAAATTATGGGAAATAAAACAAGTTCACCTAAAGGTGGAAAAAGAGGATGTCTTTGTAAAGATGGAAAATATAGTTCAGAATGTTGTCAAGGTGAATTACAAGAACAAGGAATTGGTTCTACAGTAGCACAACAATCAAGTACAGTTACAAACACAAATACTGCAAGAGTTATAACGAGTGTAAGTTCGTAATTTATAACAAAAATAAATAATAATAATTTAAACTATAAATACTTATTAATATGAATGTAATTAATCAAATTAAAACTCTTTTGAATATGGATGTAAATCTTGCTCAAATGAAACTAATGGATGGTGTTACTGTTTTAGAAGCTGATGCTTTTGAAGCTGATAACGCTGTTTTTATCGTTAATGGTGAGGATAGAATTCCTATGCCAATTGGAGAATACGAATTGGAAGATGGTATGATTTTAGTAGTATCTGTAGAAGGTGTTATTGCTGAAATTAAAGAAGCTATGGTAGAAATGCCTGAAGCTGAAGAACCTGAAGCTGAAGTAGAAGTTGTTGTTGAAGCACAAGCTGAAGTAGCTACTCCAAAAAGAATTGTAGAATCAGTTTCAAAAGAAATGTTCTTTGCTGAAATTGAAAAATTAAGAACTGAAATTGCTGAATTAAAATCAGTAAAAGAAGTTGTTAAAGAAGAATTAAGTTCAGATGTAGTTGTTGAACCATTAACACACTCACCTGAAGTTAAAAACGAAGTTAAACTAAATAAATTTTCACCTAATCGCCAAATGACTACTCAAGATAGAGTTATGGCAAAACTTTTTAATTAATATAATATGGCTACTACTACAAGTATTACAACAAC